GGGGAAGCGGCTCCTGTAATACCGACTCCTGATGATTTTGCGACATGGAGTGCTGCGAACAAGCCGGACGCTGATTTTAATGACAAGTTTGGTAGTTATGTAAATTATTTAAACGAGGATCAGTTTGGATTAACGGCGGAGGAGCGTGGTTCGTATATACCGGAGCATGTTGTATCTGGTTATACGCAGAAGATTCACGCTACTGACGCGGATATGAAGAACGATGATCGTTCGTTTTATGACCAGCGTCTTCGTGAGGGTACGACGGATTTTGACAGTTGGTTGTCTAATGAGAGTGATGATGTAAAGAACGCGGGTTACGGATCTCAATATCAGCGGTACAAGAGCCAGACGAATGCGATATTGAATCAGCGGCCTGATTGGATGGGTGAGGATGATTCTTCATATACGACGTTTAGTTCGTATGATCCGGGGATTTACACTCCAGGTTCTGATCAGATTTACAGTTTCAACGATACGTTTGGTGGTCAGCAGACTATTGATTACACGGGTCGTTCTTATCGGACTCAGGACGATTACAACAACGAGTTGTACGGGGAGTTTCAGAATCGGATTTCGGGTCTTGGGTACGACAATTTGTTGCCTGGGGATGACGCTGATATAAACAGCTACTTGAATCAGTACATTGAGGCTCGGGATCGTAGCAACGCGGCGACGGCTATTTCGGATCTTGGTTATGGGTCCACTTATGATTCGAGTATGACTTCTGGTCAGTTGGTTGATTTGTTGGCCGAGGTTCGTGAGCGTGATCGTTATAAAAATCTGTTGGATGAGATGGGTTATGATTACGATACGTCGGATGATTCGACAAGTTTGGGTTACAACTACAATCAGGCTGTAGCGATTGAGGACACCAAGGAGAAGTTGAAGGCTGCGGAGGACGCGTATGGTGTTTTAGAGGGGACGTACAACTCCACTGTTGGTGAGATGGGCGATTTGCAGGGCGAGTTTGATACTTTGTTCGGGGATTACGGTTCGTTGACCACGGATTATGGTACGTTGCAGGGCACTTATGACACGTTGAGCGGTCAATATGGGACTCTTGAGGAGTTACAGGGCACGACCAAGGCGGATTTGGATGCGAAGGCTGGTGAGTATGACACGTTAAGTGGGTTGTATGACACGCTTACGTCTAATTACGGAACGATGACCACGGATTACAACACTGCGATTGGTAATTTGGGCACGTTGCAGGATAATTACGACCAGTTGGACAAGGATAAGACTGCGTTAAAAGGGACGTATGACGAGTTATTTGGTAATTACGGTACTTTGAGCACGGATTATGACACGTTGAGCGATGATTTTGCTACGTTGACGGGTACTCAGACGAAGACGTTGGCTGATTTGGACGCTGAACGTGGTGTTGCGGAGGGTTTACGTCGGGATGCTCGAGGTTTTCAGTCTCGTGCGTTCTTGGCAGATAACGCAGCGGACCGTGAGAAGCGGATTTCGTCTGGATTGGGCTCTATACAGGCGCCTACGCAGCCAGCTTATACGCAGGCGATGGATGCTTTGAGTTCCACGGCCCTTGATCCTGGGCAGTATAGCTTGAAGCCTATAGATTTCACGGGTGGATTTGATCCGAATGTTTTCCAGCCTACTCCGATGGGTGGTCAGATGGGCCCTGATGCGTATGGTACGACGGATTACACTGATATATTTGCGGGTCCTCAGATGGGGATGTCACAGGGTGGATTTGACTTAAATCAGTCATTTAACCCCTATTTTGATGCTTTAAACGCTGAATATGGGGTAGAAATACCCTCTGCCAGCTACGGACTTCCGGCCATAGGAGGGGTAAAATAATGAGTTTATACGACGATATAACCATGGGCCTTGGATTTAGGAAAAAGGACGACGCGTACCACGAGCGGACGGCGGAGACGATTGCGAAGAACCAAGGGCAGGCCGCTGCGGATAAGTATACGGCGAACAATCCTCCCTCGGGTTCGGACTCAGGTTCTACGGGATTGCCTGAAACGGCTACTGTTCGTCCTCTAGCTCGGCCTGATATTGTTGAGCGGGATGACAAAGGGAAGGTTACGGGTTTTAGTTATTCTGAGGGTAACAAGCCCACGTTTGAGCAGCTTTATCCAGCGGTATCTTCTGGTCGGACGGATGAATACTCTTCGGATTTTTTAACTTTACCAGCGGCAAAGCAGGAAGGTCTATCTGCGATTCTGACGAGTGCTCCTCAGAGGGCGCTTGGGTATCTTGGCGGTGCGCGGTCGGATGATCCGATTGTGAATATTATTGACGGCAAGCCTGTGTATCGAGATTCTGAGGGTCGGACGTATTCGTATAACGCGTTGGGCATGTCGTACAATACGAAGGACGAGAACACGTTGGACGAGGATCCAATGCAGGTTCAGAAGCGCGAGTCGATTATGGCTGGTATGGGTAGTGGGGATGATGATTCTCCTGCCCCGATGGAAGCTGCTGGGCCCGCGGATCCATGTCCTGATGGGTATGTGTACGACGAAGATCAGATGATGTGTGTGATTGATCCTGATACTGGGTTACTTCCTGATTCGCCGTCTGCTCCGACGTATGAGTTACCTGATCCGATGAACGTGACGCCGGGTGGAAACCCTGGTTACACACAACCTATAGGCAATTTTATACCAACTCCGTTACAACCCATGGCTCCAAATCCAATTCAGCAGCAATTAACGCAGATGAATCAGATGATGCGCGGCCCACAGCAGCAACGGCAGCAGTCCGGTTTGGCTGGAGCTAATACGGGGATTATGCAGGTACGTCGATGAATCTACAGGCTTTACCGGAAGACGCGTTAAAAGAGATACTGGCGTTAACGGAAGCCAAAAAGACGCTGGATTTACGGGAGGAGGCTTCCGAACGGTTTATGCCGTTTGCGCATCATGTGTATGAAAACTTCATTGAAGGTCGGCATCACCGGATTATTGCGGAAAAACTTGAACGTGTTGCACGAGGGGAGCTCAAGCGATTAATTATTAACATGCCTCCTCGGCATTCGAAGTCAGAGTTTGCAAGCTACTTAATGCCTGCTTGGTTTCTAGGTAGAAACCCGAAATTAAAAATCATTCAGGCCACGCACAACACTGAGTTGGCGGTACGGTTTGGTAGAAAAGTAAGGGATTTGATTGATGATCCAGCGTATAAAGAGGTTTTTCCAGAGACTAACCTCAAGGAAGATAACAAGGGCGCGGGTAAGTGGGGCACTGACAAGGGTGCTGAATACTTTGCGGCGGGTGTTGGAGCGGCCATTACGGGCCGTGGTGCGGATTTACTCATCATTGATGACCCGCATTCGGAACAGGATGCGTTAAGCGAGAGCGCGTTCGACAACGCGTATGAGTGGTACACATCTGGTCCACGGCAGCGTTTGCAGCCGGGGGGTTCTATTATTCTGGTTATGACTCGCTGGGGTAAGAAGGATCTTACTGGTCGTTTATTGCAGGCTCAGACTGGCGATAAGATGGCGGATCAGTGGGAGGTCGTGGAGTTTCCTGCGATTATGCCCAGCGACAAGCCGTTATGGCCGGAGTTCTGGGACAAAGATACGTTGTTGTCGATCAAGGCGTCTTTGCCTGTTGGCAAATGGAACGCGCAGTGGCAGCAGCAGCCTACTGCATCTGAGAGTGCGATTATCAAGAGAGAGTGGTGGCAGGACTGGGACAAGGAGAAGATCCCTCGTTTGGATTATGTTTTGCAGGCTTATGACACGGCGTTCTCTAAGAAGGAAACAGCGGATTACAGTGCGATCACGACTTGGGGGGTATTCAAGCCCGAGGACGGTGGTCCTGATCATATCATACTTATGGACGCCCGCAGGGGTCGTTGGAACTTTCCTGAACTAAAGGAGATTGCCTATGAGGAGCACGAATATTGGGAGCCGGATATGGTGTTGGTCGAAGCGAAAGCGACGGGAACGCCACTTATTGACGAGTTGCGGCTTCGTGGTATTCCAGCCTTGGGCTTCTCACCGGGCAAAGGTAGTGATAAGGTAACGAGAATGCACATGGTTGCGCCTCTGTTTGAAGCAGAAATGGTGTGGGCCCCTATGCACGAAAAGTTTGCTGACGAGGTCGTTGAGGAAGTAGTTTCATTTCCTAATGGCGATCATGATGACTTTTGTGATAGTATGACCCTAGCACTGATGCGTTTTCGTCAAGGCGGATTTATTTCGCTGCATGGTGAGGACGAGGGCAGCTTAGAATGGAGGCCCCGTAAGAGGGAGTATTATTAATGGCTTTACCACCTAACATGGTCGCACCGGGGCTTGACCTCGATGACACAGCGGGACTTCCAGATGTAGAGATTCCGGTAGATGAGCCGATGCAGTTCCCTGGGGGTGCAGAGGTTATTGACGACGGTCAGGGCGGCGCGATTATTCAAGCGTTGTCTGAGGCGGGGCAGTTGCCCACTCAGGAGGAGTTGATTCCGTTTGACGCAAACCTTGCTGATTTCTTGGATGACGGGACTCTGGGAGAGTTGTCGAGTGACTTGAGGGCTTTGTACGAAGAGGATTTGGATTCCAGATCTGAGTGGGAAGAGACTTATGTCAAAGGACTTGACCTACTTGGTTTGAAGACTGAGGAGCGGACGACTCCGTTTGAGGGCGCAAGTGGCATAACGCATCCGATGGTTGCTGAAAGTGTTACGCAGTTTCAGGCGCAGGCGTATAAAGAGTTACTGCCTTCTGGTGGTCCGGTTCGCACGGGTGTGCTTGGAGCCAAGACGCCTGAGCGTGAGCAGCAGGCTACGCGTGTTAAGGACTTTATGAACTATCAGATTACTGAGGTGATGGAAGAGTATGATCCGGATATGGATCAGCTGCTGTATTATCTCCCGTTGAGTGGCTCTACCTTTAAGAAGGTTTACTTTGATCCGACCAGACAGCGGGCGGTGTCTAAGTTTATTCCGGCGCAGGATTTGGTTGTACCGTATTCGGCGTCTGATTTGATGACGGCGACTCGTGTGACGCATGTTTTACGCATGGACGAGAACGATGTTCGTAAGATGCAGGTTGCGGGAATGTACCGTGATGTGGACTTGCAGGGTTCTTCGGACATGGAGGAGGATTCCGTTCGTCAGAAGGTCAACGAGCTTGAGGGTTTGTCTAAGAACTACAGCGATGATGTTCTGACAATTCTGGAAATGCATGCTGATCTGGACATTGAGGGATTCGAGGATACGGACCCTATGACTGGTGAGCCTACTGGTATTAAGCTTCCGTATATTGTTACGATAGACGATACGTCTGGAGAGATCTTGGCTATCCGCCGCAACTATGCGATGGAAGACTTAGTTAAGCGCAAGCGCCAATACTTTGTTCACTACAAATTTACTCCGGGTCTGGGCTTTTACGGCTTTGGTTTGGTGCATATGATTGGTGGTTTAGGCCGCGCAGCTACGAGTTTGTTACGTCAGTTGATCGACGCTGGTACGTTAGCCAACCTTCCCGCTGGATTTAAGGCCCGTGGAGTGCGTGTACGCAATGACGATGAGCCGTTACAGCCCGGAGAGTTTAGGGACATTGACGCCCCAGGTGGGAGCATCAGAGACGCTATTGTGCCTCTGCCCTACAAGGAGCCGTCAGCGACGTTGGCACAAATGCTTGGTGGACTGGTTAGTGATGGACGTAGGTTTGTTGCGTTAGCTGATCAGCAGATGTCGGACATGAATCAGGAAACGCCTGTGGGAACTACGGTTGCCATGCTGGAGCGTGGAATGAAGGTTATGTCGGCCATTCACAAACGGTTGCACTACGCGCAGAAGGCAGAATTTAGACTGCTGGCGCGTATCTTCGCGGAAAACCTGCCTCCGGAGTACCCCTACGAGGTGGCGGGTGCACCTTCTCAGGTTAAGGCGCAAGACTTTGACGCTCGGATAGATGTCCTCCCAGTCTCAGATCCGAATATATTCTCAATGTCGCAACGGGTTACGCTGGCTCAGACTCAACTTCAGTTGGCGCAATCCAATCCGCAGATGCACAATCTGCATGCGGCGTACCGCAGAATGTATCAAGCGTTAGAGGTGCAGAACATAGACGAGATTCTGCCTCCACCTCCACCTCCTCCGCAGCCAGCGGATCCGGCGGTAGAGAACGGGTTGATAATCAATGGTCAGAAACCGCAGCCGTTTCCGCAACAGGATCACGACGCGCATATTCAGTCACACTTGGCTTTGCTTGAGTTATCTGTTTTACAGAACGCTCCGCCTGTGTTGGCATCGTTATTCGCGCATATCTTGCAGCATGTTAGTATGAAGGCTCGTGAGATGGTTGATGCGGAGATAGCGGCTCTGAACGAGGAGCAGGGTATGAACCAGCAGTCTCAGCAGGAGCAGATGCAACAGATTCAGTTGTTAGTTCAGACGGGGGCATTAGATCCTGCGTCGGCGCAGCAAATGATGATGCAGGCACAACAACAGGCTCCGGCCCAGTTGCAGACGCAGTTTGAACCTGATCAGGTTGAGGCACGAGTTGCTCAGGTTGAGGCTGAGTTGATTAAGGAAATAACGCCGTTGATGACGTACAAGGGCGCGGATGAAGGAAACGAAGATCCTTTAGTGGATATTCGCATGAAGGAGCTTTCGATCAAGGAGATGGAAGCCAACCACAAGGCGGCGATTGATCAAGCCAAATTGGAACTGGAAGGAATGAAGGTTGAGCAGCGGGCGGTAACGGACGCGGCTCGATTAGAGTTGCAGGAGCAGATTGCGGATGATCGGACTGATGTGAACCGCGAGCGCATAGATGTGCAACGTCAAGCTGTGGAGCAAAGAAATGCCTCTCAAGGAGGGTAAATCACAGGGTGTTATCAGCCAGAACATCAAGACAGAAATGGCTGCTGGAAAACCGCAAGATCAAGCGGTTGCTATTGCGTTGAGCAAAGCGGGTAAAAGTAAATATTCTTCTGGCGGTATGGTTAACAAGCGGTTTAGTCCGATAGCCCGACCACAGAGGTTTGTCGGAGAGTTCTAGTGTTGTGCGCTCTCACCGCAGTGTTGGTGGGGATGTCGGGCGGAGACATGCACAAGGCGTGTGTGTACCGTTGTCCAAGGGAACTATCTCATTTTTACTATCATTACCCGTACATTGTGCGGATACCGTATGACTATCGGTGTCCTCCTGTAGCCAGAGTGGGTAAGGTTTTATGATAGAAGTTTTAGCATTGGCTGGGGCTGTCACTAAGATAGCTGGCGGGATTAGTAGTGCCGTGCAAGCTGGCAAGGATATGAACTCTATTCTGCCTCATTTTGGAAAGCTGGCGAAATTAGAAGCCGACATAGCTGTTGCAGAATCGGGCAAGCACAAGGGGCCACTCGGAAGATTGACTTCCAGTGAAGAGGAAGGTTTTGCTATAGCGCAAGCTAAAATGGCGCACAAAGAAGCTATGGAGACGCTTCGCAGCCATTGCCGCTTATATGGGCCCCCAGGCATGTGGGACTTGGTTGTGCGTGAACAGGCAGAAGCAAGAAAACGCCAGAAACAAGCCTTGGAAGCCCAAGCCGCAGCTAGGGATAGATTGTTTTGGGGTATTTCATTGGCGATAGGTGTTACAATTTTCTTGGGAGGAACCGCGGCAATGGTCTGGGGCGTGGATAAATTGGCTAATGGCTGACGGTGTGTCTGGTATAGGCAACGCGCCGTTTAATGTGGGAAGCGACATACACGCGCAAACGAGGGCGCGTGAGCGTATAGAGACGCATTTAGCGGAGCAACGTGTAGAAAAAGAACATAGGGCTAATCACGCGCATTTAGAGGGCCTTGTAAAGCAAAGATTGGACTTACAGGAAACTTATGATAGGTTTGGCCGCAAGACCAATGCGGATAGGCCGCAGGGAACAAAGTTAAACATAGAGGTGTAACATGGCAAATACCTTTGAAAAGATTTTGCAATACCGCTTGATGCCCCGTATTATGATGTTCGTCATGATGGTGATGTACATTCGCGTAATTAATTGGGGAATGACGCTTGATGATTTATCAACCCAACAATCAGCGATGATTTCGGTAGTCAGCGGAGCAATGACTGGAACAATAGCTGTTTGGTTGAGTTCTGAGAAATGAGTATCTTTACCGCTGCATTAGGGCCGATAGCCAACCTTGCGGGATCGTGGCTACAGGGTAAGGCTGATAAGAATGCTGCTGCTGCGGAGCTAAAGCTCACAGAGGCCAAGGCTAAGGCGCAGATACTTTTGTCTGAAAAGACAAGCGTTGCCGACTGGGAGCGCATTATGGCGGAGGGCGCAAAATCAAGCTGGAAGGATGAGTGGTTCGTAGTAATCTTGTCTATCCCATTGATTTTATGTTGGATTCCGGGTGCTGAAGGTTGGGTTGACCGTGGTTTTGCGCAGCTTTCCAAGGCGCCGGACTGGTATTTTTACAGCCTTGGAATTGCAATTTCAGCGAGTTTCGGTGTGCGCGGGGCGCAAGCCTTTTTTAAGAGGAAGTAACATGAGCGAGTTTAAGTTAAGTAGGCGCAGCCTTGATCGGCTTGAGGGCATTGATGATCGACTACAGGCGGTGATCAAGATGGCGATAACCATGACCAAGACCGATTTCGGAGTGGTTCAGGGGATGAGAACCATTGAGCAGCAGAAAGAGCTTGTTGCTAAAGGGGCTAGTCAGACGATGAAGTCTAAGCACCTTGAGGGTAAGGCTTTCGATATTATGGCCTTCATAAATGGGAGAGCGAGTTGGGAACTCTCTGTCTATGATGATCTTGCTGACGCTATCAAAGAAGCGGCGATACAGCTAAACGTTCCTATTTGTTGGGGTGCAGCGTGGGGCACACCCGAGATGTCGTATCCAATGGACATTCGCAAGTGGGAAGGTACAATGGAAGAAGCAATGAATGCGTATATAGACTTGCGCAGATCACAGGGGCGTCGTCCGTTTATCGATGGTCCACATTTTGAACTAATAGATTAGGAGACTGACATGTCTGCACCAAAGAAATCCCCTCGACCCAAAGCTCGGCCCACTAAAAAGTCCAATATGAAGGACGCGATAGATAAAGCTGTACGGGAGGCTTTAAACGATGATCTTCCTCCTGGCGTGGATTATTACGGAGAAGACGGAAAACTACGAAGCCCAGAACGTGATTATATGAATGGTGGCATGGTTCGTCGAGGTTATCGCAGTGGTGGGGAAGTTCAAGCTCGCGGATGCGGAGCAGCCCAGACAAGTGGCTTTGGTGGCGGAGACACATACTGATGCCAATTATTTCGATCAGCATTCTACCGGATGGTATTCCGGTAGATAAGATGCAGGGCGGTGACGACGATGGTCCTAGCTGCCCAGTAGCTACGCAGGACATTGAGGTTAACGACGTTAACAAGATGTATGCTGTGGATGAAGCAAGTTATCGTGATCCCGCGGATGACGGCGGATTTATGCTGACAGAGATTTGCGGAAACTGCGGTGCGTATAATCAAACCGAAGACATGATGGAGTGTATTGGGGACGAATCTGGTGACACAGGTTACTGTCAAATATACAAATTTATGTGCAGCGCGGATCATACCTGTGAAGATTGGGTGTCTGGCGGACCGATAACAGCTAACGCCGAAGGTTCAGAAAGAGATATTCTTTAATGGACGGTGTTGATTTCGCGAAATATATGTATAAGCTACTACGAGAGCGCGAACAAGATATTGCAAGTGCTTTGGGAATGGATGCTGCCAAAGACTGGGAGCACTATAAACTCATGGTAGGTGAGATACGGGGCCTGACCTACGCTCGTGAGGAATTAAAAGCCCTGCTGGAGAAACACGCTGACGATGTCGAAGACTTTATATCTTCCTGAACATGTCGCGCAGAAAATGAACAAGGAAAAGAAGGAGGCTTCTGCCGACTCTAGTCCTGTTGAAAGCGCATATGTAGATGCCAAAGAAAAGGTGCTTGACCCTTCTCTTTTGGATAAACCCCTTACAGAACGACTACCACAGCCTACAGGCTGGCGTGTGTTGGTGATGCCTTATCAGGGCGCAACCAAGACGCAGGGTGGTATATATATTCCTGATGAGGTTCGGGACCGAGAAGCGGTTGCTACGGTTGTAGCATACGTTCTCAAGGTTGGCCCCCTAGCATATCAAGACCCTAATAAATTTGGACCGGAGTGTGAGCCTTGGTGCAAAGAGGGTGCGTGGGTATGTATTGGTCGGTACGCCGGATCCAGGTTCAAGATTGATGGTGGAGAGGTTCGCATTATAAATGATGACGAAGTGATTGCCACAATTTTAGAGCCTGACGACATTAAGCACGTTTAGGAGAAATATATGTCACAGGAAAATGAAGAGGTCCTTGATGATGAGGACACTGGCGTTGAAGTAGAGATTGAATCTACAGAACCCGAAAAAGAAGAAGCCGCTGCGAAAGTTCAAGTTGAGAACGAGAACGAGAGTGGTGGAGACGATGAACTGGAGAATTACAGTAGTAAGGTCCAGAATCGAATTAAGAAACTGACGGAAAAGTACCGTAAAGAGGAACGTGATCGGGAAGAAGCTGTACGCATGGCGCAGCAGCTTTTAAGCGAAAACACCAACCTCAAGACCCGCATGCAGAACTTGGACAAGGGTTATCTTGCTGAGTATGGCACTCGTCTGGACACGCAGATTGCGGCGGCAAAGAAGCTTTACCGTGAGGCGTATGACGGTGGTGACACCGAGAAGATGTTGGAAGCTCAAGAGTCTTTGTCTAAGATGTCTATTGAGCAGGAGCGTTTGAGATTAGCCAAGCAAAGGTCTGATAGAACTCCTCCTCCGCAACAAGAAGTACCGCAGCAACAAATGGCCCCGCAGCAGCAACAGCAGCAGCAGCCCGCCCCTAAAGCCGATCCGAAAGCCCAAGGTTGGGCGGAAAAGAACGATTGGTTTGGGACTGACGAGGTCATGACTTATGCGGCGTTTGGTATTCATCGCAAGCTAGTTGAAGAAGAAGGGTTTGACCCGACAGCCGATGAGTATTATACTGAAGTTGATCGTAGAATGCGTTCGGAGTTTCCGCACAAGTTCAAAACGTCGAAATCGAGTGGAGCACAGGTCGCACCTGCTGGCGCTTCAGCAACTCGCAGTACAGCAAAATCAGGGCGCAGGTCGGTGAAACTATCACCATCACAAATTGCGATGGCGAAACGTCTGAACGTACCGCTTGAAGAATATGCAAAATATGTGAAGGAGTAATGATATGACTGACAGAAAATCTCGCGCAAGCGAAACACGCGAACTAGACTCGCGCAGAAAACCCTGGGCGCCGCCCAGTCACCTTGCAGCACCTGATGCCCCAGAGGGGTTTGTGCATCGTTGGATACGAGTTGCAATGCGTGGTGAGGAAGACAAAATGAATGTCAATGCCAAGCTACGAGAAGGATGGGAACCTGTCCGGAAAGATGAATATCCAAACTATGAAGCTCCCGTTATCGACGATGGTCGTTACGAGGGTGTAATAGGACAAGGCGGACTGATGCTGTGCCGTATACCTGTTGAAACAGTAGCAGAAAGAACTGCATATTACGGGGGCAGAACCCGCGAACAAATGACTGCTGTAGATCAGGACCTTATGAAGGAACAACATCCTTCTATGCCGATAAGTAATAGTCGGCAAAGTCGTGTATCGTTCGGAGGTTCTCGTAGAGACTCCGACTAATTGAAAGAGGATTGCTACAATGGCAAACAGTAACGGTGCTTTCGGACTTCGTCCGATTGGTGTAGTCGGTCAGGCTACAAACACCACTGGTGCGACCGAGTATCGTATCGCCTCTGGAAACACTAACGCGATTTACCAAGGTTCACCCGTAATTCCGCTGTCAACAGGCTTTATTGATATTGTTGGCGCGGCTGCTGGTGGAACGGTAGGTCTACTTGGTGTGTTCTGGGGATGCGAATATGTATCGTCCACCACTGGTGAGACTATTTTCTCAAATAGCTGGCCCGGTTCTGGCGCGGATTCTAATCATCCCGTCAAAGCCTTCGTGTATGACAACCCAATGCAGACATTTGTTATCTGCTCAGACGCTTCACTAACTAGCGAAGCAACTGCGCGGGGTCATGTGTTCGCAAACGCAAACTTTGCGGCTGGTGCTTCTGGTTCTTCAACCACAGGTATCTCATCTGCTAAGTTGGGTGTTAGCACAATCGCCGCCACGGCAGCATTGCAACTGCGTATTATGGGTATTCAAAATGACCCAGAAAATGCAGACTTTACTGCGGCTGGTATCCCTGTAATTGTTCGATTGAATAACAGTTTCAACTCCGCCAACGGCGCGATTGTTGCTGGTACTCCATCGACTACTGGCGTTTAAGGAGGTCTAAAGAATGGCTATTTCTCGCGCACAACTAGCGAAAGAGCTAGAACCGGGCCTCAACGCGTTGTTTGGTATGGAGTACAATCGGTACGAAAACCAACACGCGGAGATCTACACAACAGAATCTTCTGATCGAGCATTCGAAGAGGAAGTTATGTTGAGTGGGTTCGGAGCGGCACCTACCAAATCGGAAGGTTCCTCTGTCAACTTTGACGACGCTAACGAGGCCTACACTGCTCGTTACAACCACGAAACTATTGCGCTGGCATTCTCAATCACTGAGGAAGCTATCGAAGACAATCTGTATGATCGTCTTGGTTCGCGTTATACTCGTGCGTTGGCTCGTTCAATGGCTCACACAAAGCAAGTTAAGGCCGCTGCGGTTCTTAACAACGCATTTACTGCTGGCGCTTCTGCTGGCGGTGACGGTGTTGCGCTTTGTGCGACAGACCACCCGTTAACTAACGGTGGTACTTTTGCCAACGAACCAGCAGTAGCTGCGGATTTGAACGAGACATCTCTTGAAGATGCCCTTATCAATATCGCAGGTTTTGTTGATGAGCGTGGTTTGAAAGTTGCACTTCGTGGCACAAAACTACTCATCCCGCGTCAACTGCAATTTATTGCAGAACGCTTGATGGTTTCAAACCTTCGTGTTGGAACAGCAGACAATGATACGAACGCGATTCGTTCTATGGGAATGTTGCCTAACGGTTATGCCGTTAACGACTTCCTAACGGACCCTGATGCGTTCTTCATCATGACGGATGCGCCTCGTGGAATGATCCACTTTGAGCGTACTCCTCTGTCTACCAACATGGAAGCAGACTTCGACACAGGTAACATGCGCTTTAAAGCGCGTGAGCGTTACAGCTTCGGCTTTAGCGACCCACGTTGCGTATTCGGTTCCCCCGGAGCGTAAAACGTGCTATAGTTCGGGAGGGTTTCATATGACCTCCTCCCAAACTGGGGGCTACTTCGGTAGCCCCTTTCTTTTTGTATAGATCTCATGTATTGTTTTAGTATCCCTGACAGTCGCATGGTGTGGCTGACTAACCCAGACAGGAGATCAACATGGGTACGACAACTTTTTCAGGTCCTATTCGGGCTGGTAACATTCGCAACACAACGGGCACTACTGTTGGGTCAGACATAGCAAACGTAGGTTATGTTGTAATGACTCAACAACATGTAATGGATATTTCTGGCGGCGCTGTCGCAGCAGAAGCCACAAATGTAGTAATCCCTGCCAACTCAAAAATCGTAGATATAATTATTGATTTAGAAGTGGCGGCTAACACCACAACAAATATTAGTGTTGGTGATACTGTAGGCGGCGCAGCAACTCTCGTTAATGCGGTTGCTTCTGGAACTACCGTAGGCATTAAAGCGTTAGGTGCTTCTGGCGGTGGTACACTTACATGGAAAAACACTGGTACATCTGATTTGAAATTAACAGCTACCTCAAGCGCAGGTACGAATGCGGGATCAGTTGTTATAACAGTGATGTATGCTCAAGCGTTTAATACGGCTATTCAACCTTAATAGGAGACTTTTATGGCTGGTCCAGTAACAGCATATAATTGGGTTCAAGGAACAACGGCAGCGATTGTTGGCCCGACTCGTTCTCGACTCCGTCAAGTAGTTATTTACGCTGCTGCCGCGGGTGCGTTTACGATCAAGAACGGGGACGCCAGTGGAGATGTTCTGCTTACGCAAACATTTCCCGTGGGTCATCACGTTATGAACATTCCGGATGATGGCATCGTAGCCAGCGCGGGAGTGTACATAGCTGCATTCACGGGTTCTGCAAACCAACTCACGATTATCTTGTCGTAGGTGGCGAGATGGTTGGTAGTGAGGTAACATCGTTTTACTCACAAACTTCGGCAGCGTTGGTTCAACGGCGCTGTCGGCTACAAGGTGTGCTTTTGACCTATGAGTCTGGAGCCACTGGGAATGTCGTACTTTATGACAACGCGTCAGAAGCGTCAGGAAAAGTATTACTCAGAGTCGATGAAACTTCTCAAGGTATGGACGAGATATTTCTCCCTGGGGATGGTATACTAGCTAAAAAAGGTGTGTACGCTTCGATTCCCGCCAATACCACCATATCAGTGATTGTGGAGTAGTTATGGCAAAGATCGACAAGTCCAAGATGAAATGCAACAAGCCTAAGCGCCAGATATCTGGTGGAAAAAAGTCGGTTGTTAAAGCTTGTGCTAAAGGTAAAGAAAAAATAATTCGATTTGGCGATGCCAATATGACCATTAAGAAGGACAACCCTAAACGCAGAAAGTCTTTTCGAGCTCGTCACGGTTGTGACAAGGGAACTTTGGATAAACTAAAGGCCAAGTATTGGTCGTGTAAGGCGTGGTGATGAGGGTTGATTTTAATAACGTTGCGTCAATTCTGACTGTTGGACTTCTGAGTTGGGGCGCATTGCAGCTTTATCAACTCAAAGCTGAAACAGCGGTAATCACTTATCGGGTCGGTGAAAACTACGATATGATCAAGCCTATGTGGCAGGATTTTTTAGTAAGGAGCGCACGGTATAATGAGCATCAGCAGAACATCAATTCCGTTCCAGGTATCCAAGCCTCCAGAGGAAATCAGTAATGGCAGAAAAAAAGACAAAAAAGGACGCGTGTTACCGAAAGGTAAAAGCCCGGTACAAGGTGTGGCCCAGCGCCTACGCTTCGGGGGCCCTGTCGAAATGTCGAAAGGTAGGGGCCGCAAACTGGGGAAACTCTACTAAAAAGAACAAGAAGGCCGACGGCGGATTAATTGCTTCAGTTGACAACCCCAAACGTCCAGCAAAGAATCGGTATAAAGGGGGCGGTATAATTGCTTCGGGTTGTGGCTGCGTAGAAGAAGGCAAGCGTAAAAGTACGAGGCATTTCTGATGGCGAAGAAGAAAAACTCTTTGCGGGAATGGTTTTCTCAGAACGACGGTAAGGGCTGGGTTGATTGTAAAACAGGAAAGCCTTGTGGTCGTAAAAAGGGTGAGAAGAGAAAAAGTTACCCAGCGTGTCGGCCTACTATGGCGCAATGTACGTCTGCTTCTAAGAAGAAAAAGTCGTCAAAGAGAATAAGTTGGAAGAACAAGAAAGCTGATGGCGGATTGGTGAGAGTGTATTGATACGAGAATGGGCAGAAGAACTATCAAGGCCCACCGCGCATACTAACGGTGTAGCGGCCTGTCCTTTTGCTTTGCCTGCGGTTCAAAACCATGAAGTGAAGATTTTAGTGTCGGATGGATTGTGGTCGGATGTTCTGCACGAGACATCTAAATTCTTCAACACTGGATACAAAGTTACGATGGTCTTTGATTATGACTACGATTACGACTATGATCGATTAGAAGAGGAATGTATGGCGCTCAACAAGTTTTTTGCGTCAGTAGGAATTGACATATGGCTGCTTGCGTATTTGAGAGAGCATGCCATTGTTTTTATACAGCGTTGGTCTGAGTTAGAAAACGCTGCTGCAAAGTTGGAAAAACTAGGGTATTATACAAACTATGATCCCCAAGATTATGAACGGCACATCTTAGGCCGTAGAAACAGGAGTATATAAAATGCCAGGTAAAGATTTTCCTGATTTAACCGGAGACGGTAAGGTAACACAGGCAGACGTTCTTAAAGGGCGTGGAGTTAAAGGCATGATGCGCGGTGGTAAAGTAAACGGCATGATGCGCGGAGGCCCTGTAAAAATGATGCGTGGTGGTAAAGTAAACGGCATGATGCGCGGTGGTAAAGTCGGATACATGAACGGTGGTTGTGTAATGGCTGGTCGCGGCGTTCGTGACACAAACATGAGTTAACGATATGGCAACTTCAGGATCAAGAGACTTTAATCTCGATGTCGGTGAGATAATCGAGGAAGCATATGAGCGGTGCGGACTAGAGGTTCGCACTGGCTACGATGCGCGGACAGCGCGTCGGTCCTTGAACCTGATGTTTGCGGATTGGGCAAACCGTGGGATCAACATGTGGACCGTTGAGCAGGGGACGATCACCCTTACGCAAGGTCAAGCAGCGGAAACATTGCTGCCGGATGTAGTTGATGTCTTGGAGATTGTTCTTCGCAGGGACAATACGGATTATGAAGTCCAGCGGATCAGTCGTGGGGATTACGTTACTTTGCCTAACAAAACGACTCAGGGTCGGCCTAGTCAGTTTTGGTTCAATAGGCAGATTAATCCTGTAATTAACTTATGGGCTGTTCCTGAGAACTCTACGGATCAAATTATCTACTACTATGTGCAACGGATTGAGGACGCAGATAGTCTTGTCAACACTACTGACATGCCTTTTAGGTTTTATCCCTGTATGGTTGCTGGTCTTGCTTACTATCTTGCGATGAAGCGGGCTCCAGAGCGTCTACAGCTTCTAAAGTCTGTATACGAGGAAGAGTTCCAACGCGCTGCTGACGAGGACGAGGATCGAGTTCCGTTGAAGTTGCAGCCTAGCATTCGTTATTTGAGGGTCTAATGCCATACGCATCGGGTAAAAACGCATGGGGAATATCTGATCGGTCTGGTCGCCGTTACCGTCTGCGTGAGATGCAGGTTGAGTGGACGGGCGCTAAAGTAGGTCCTGACGAGTTTGACCCCAAGCACCCACAATTATTTCCTCCTAAAGCTTCTCCAGATCCGCAGGCTCTTCGTAATCCACGACCAGATCAAGCAGAAGCATTACAGGTGTACGTTGACACTCCGACCGTCGAATCGCCTACATTGGAGCGTATTCGTGCGATAGGTAAGGTCGGCATAGTGACGGTGACAACATGACAATGACATACGGCGAACTGAAGCAAGCCATTCAGGATTACACCGAGAACGACGAGACAACGTTTGTGAACAACCTGCCTTTGTTTATTAGGTTGGCGGAGGAGCGCATACTTAAAAGTGTGCAGTTAAATCTGTTTCAAAAGAATCAAGCGGGGACTATGACGACGGGAAATCAGTATTTGGCTGCTCCGTCTGATTTTCTTGCTCCGTTTTCGTTGAGCATTGATGTGAGTGGGGATGCTGAGTTCCTATTATTTAAGGACTTAGACTTTGTACAGACATACACCCCCGATCCGACGACAACGGGACAACCGAGATACTACGCCCAGTTCGACGTTGATAACTTTATTTTGGCTCCAACTCCTAACGCTAACTACACTGTGGACATACATTATCTGTATCGCCCAGCCTCTTTGACTGCTGGGGCAGACAGCGGCACCAGTTGGTTGAGTACAAATGCTGAAATAGCTTTGCTTTACGGATCGTTGGTAGAAGCGTATACATTTATGAAAGGGGATCCGAACCTTATGCAGATGTATATGCAACGCTATGGCGAGGGTGTCTCCAGACTGAAGAACTTGGGCGAGGCTCAAGAGACAATAGACGAGTACCGTTATGGTACTTTGAGGACTCCTAGATCATGATGCCAGGTTTAGAATTATCAAACGACTTTAAGGTAGAGGTACACACCACTCAAGGTCGAGGCTTTTCTCCGGAAGAAGTCGCAGAACGGTGTGCTGATAAAATTATTTCTGTTTCGAATGGCTCGCATCCCGCAATACAGGCGCAAGCAAATGCGTTTAAAAAGCAGGTTGTAAAGGTCGTAGATTTTTATTTACGAGAAGCTATCAAAAGTGACAGAACTACGATATATAATGCACTCACAGACGCAGGGCACCCAGAGCTTGCGGAACTTATAAGGAGAATGTGACATGGCTTTTTCTGGAAATGCAATGAGCACATCATTCAAGAAAGAGCTCTTGTTTGGTGTCCATGATTTTGATCTCGCTAACGGAGACACCTTTAAACTGGCGCTATACACTAACAGTGCCGTTCCTTCTGATATGGGCGGTTCCGGAAGCACTATGGACGCTAGTGTAGAGAACTATGCTACAAACAACGAGGTAAGCGGAACAGGGTATACGGCGGGGGGTGGCGCGTTAACTTGTGTAGATCCAACTTCTAGCGGCACTACAGCACTGACTGACTTTCAAGACTTGACGTTTTCTACGGCGACGATTACGGCGCATGGAGCAGTGATTTATAACACTACTCCGAACACCACATCTCTTTCGGTAACTAATCCAGCAGTTGTTGTGTTGGATTTTGGCGCGGACAAAACGTCAACTGCGGGTAATTTTACCATTGTTTTCCCAACAGCGGACGCAAGTAACGCTATAATCCGGATAGCCTAATGGCAGATATCATCGTTCCAATCGGCGGTTGGTCCCGCTTCGGTTGGGGCGATATGCCGTGGGGTCAAACAGACCTTCCTAAAGCAACAGGTTCAGTTGGTTCCGTAACAGTTGTTGCGGAGGCTAATGCGCCTGTAACTGGGTTGGAAGCCACCGCGTCGGTGGGAACAGTAACCGTTGTAGCGAAAGCCAACGTGTTCCCGACGGGGGTAGAGGCGACAGGGCAGGTAGGAACAGCTACCGTTATTGGTAATGCCAATATCTCTGTTACTGGTTTAGCTGCCACGGGCAATGTCGGCACTGTTACAGTGGATGCCGACGCAATCGTCACCGTAACTGGGCTTGAAGCTACAGCAGCGGGTGGCGCAGTCACGGTAACAGCAGCGGCGCGTGTCCTGCCTTCAGGTCTTGAGGCGACGGGCAACGTTGGCGGTGTTACTGTTGAAACAATTTCGTTTATTGATGTCACTGGTGTTGAGGCCACAGGAGCCGTTGGCTCTGTTACCGTTAGCGGCGGTGCATCTGTTAATGTCACTGGAGTATCCGCCACGGGGCAGGTTGGTCAGGTTCTTGTTTGGGGACGTATTGTTCCAAATCAAGATCCGAGCTATACTCCCGAACAACCAACACAATCCCCTGGGTGGTCTAGCGAAACTCCTTCGCAATCTCCAGGTTGGACCCGAGAAGCAGCATAGGATAAAAACATGCCTAGTACATATACATTAAATAACGGTATCGAGCTCATTGGCACAGGTGAACAGTCCGGCACATGGGGCGATACAACAAACATTAACTTTCAACTTGTTGATACCGCGCTTGACGGTCAGGTTTCGATAAATCTGACTTCAACGGGGACCTCCGGATCTCCAAACCTTTTAGAGATTAGCGACGGCGCAACATCTAGCGGTCGTAATCGGTTGGTTATCTTCACAGGGACACCTGGGGCAGCGGACGCAGATGTTTTTGTTCGTTTAGATCCAAACGATGCAGAAAAGATTATATACGTCCGGAATGATCTTGGTGGAACACGGGTTATTAGGTTGTTTCAAGGCACATATAGTGCGTCCAACGACTACGACGTTCCTCAAGGAACGACAGCGGTTGTGTTTTTCAACGGGGTTGGAACTGGCGCGGTAGCGGCGAACGTCTTTAACAACGCGTTTTTTGATAGCCTACGCTTGGGCGGTGTGTCGGTCACTGCGATTTTAGACGAAGACAATATGTCTTCCGACAGCGCAACTGCGTTAGCGACACAGCAGTCCATTAAGAAATATGTTGATGACAAGGCCGCGGCACAGGATACGCTTGCCGAGGTTCTGGCTAACGGCAATACGTCTGGTGGTACAAACATCCAGATGACAACGACTGATGAGCTTCAGTTCCGTGACACGGCGTTGAAGATTAGCTCTTCTGCTGATGGTAAGCTTGATATTGACGCAGATACTGAAATTGAGATTGTTGCTCCGACTATTGATATTGATGCGTCTACGGCTATGACGATTGACACAGCGGCTCTTACAGTTACGGGAGCCGTGGACCTTAATACCTCACTTAACGTGGACGGAACTGTTACATCAGACGGTGTTACTGTAGCTGGCAACCTGTCAGTCGATGGCGGCACGATTAAGCTGGATGGGAATTATCCTACTGGAACCAACAACGTTGCTCTGGGGGATGCAGCGGGGGACGCGCTTGCTTCGGGCGGTAATTTAAACGTTGCTGTTGGTTCTAACGCGTTATCGGCTCTTGTGACAGGGGATGATAACGTTGCTGTTGGAGCATATGCTCTTGATAATGTAACAGGAGCGGACAATGTCGGGGTTGGTTCTGGTTCGTTAGGTAATTCTGTTAATTCTGCTTCTCAAAACGTTGGCTTAGGTTCTGATTCGCTTACAAATTTAGCTAGTGCCGCTTACAACACCGCTATTGGTCATGAAGCAGGAAGTGTTCTTGGAGATGTACTCGTAGCTACCGCCCTTGTTTCTGGGGTAAACTACACTATTCAAACTCTTGGGACGACGGACTTCACCCTGATTGGCGCTGGTTCGAATAGTGTTGGGGTTTCTTTTACAGCCACGGGCGCTGGTTCTGGTACAGGTACGGCTTCGGCTAACGCTAATTACAACACGTTTGTAGGTCATCAATCAGGGGACTTAATTGTTGGCGGCTCAAAGAACAGTATTTTAGGTCGGTTTGACGGCAACCAAGGTGGCTTGGACATTCGCAACAGCAGCAACCACATTGTTCTTTCAGACGGTGATGGGAATCCTCGATTAATCATCAATGCAAGCGGCAACGTAGATATTGGTGGCGACATATCTCTTACTGGTGCTACCACTATATCTAATACATCTGGCGATCTAACACTTGATGTAGCTGGCAACATCATTCTTGATGCTGATGGCGGGTTTATTGCTGTAAAAGATGCTGGAACAGAGATTGGAAACTTAGGTAACTATTCTTCTGATTTTGCAATTACAGCGTCTGTTCAAGATAAAGCTATTATTTTTAAAGGTAACGATAACGGTAGTATTATAGATGCCCTTACCCTTGATATGTCACAGGCAGGCGAAGCTGACTTTAACAGTGCAATAAAAGTAAGTAATCAGATAGTAGCACATCAAACCAACAAAGGTGTTTTAGAATATAATAGTAATATTACACGGCTTAGGTCTTATGGTGCATCTGCTGGAACAGGAGAATTAAGATTTCAAACAGGTGGAGGCGGTGGTGGTGCTGATAGTTTAGCCATGACCATAGACGATAGCCAAAATGTTGGGATTGGGACGAGTTCGCCTCAAGGTGTTTTAGATTTAGGTACTGCATCAACAGGCCGTGCGCTTACGTTTGCTAAATACAACAACATATTTGGGAGTTATAGCGAGGGTTCACTTAATTTAACTTCTAACTATTATGGAGATACTACTGCCAACGCCTATAAAACATCTTCAACTGCAACTTATGGTGCTGCTGGAATAGAAATTAGTGGCACAGGCGGCACTTCAACTAGCGGCGTAATACAATTCTTTGTTGATGCTGCTGCATCTAAAACTGCTGATGCTGCTTTTGTTCCATCTGAACGCATGCGCATCGATTCTTCAGGTCGGGTGGGAATTGGGACAGATTCGCCTAGTGCGTTATTGCAAGTAGAAGGTTCTGATGGTGTTGCTGGTGGAGCAATTATGTATACTGCTTCTGGCGTTGCCTCTGGTTATATGTCGGCTGATGCGGCTGGTTTGTGTTTAGCTACAGACACAGCAGGAATTACGTTCCGCACAGGTGTAACTGGAGCAGACCCTACAGATACTGGCTCAGAAGCCATGCGCATCGACAGCAGCGGTCGGGTTGGAATCGGTGGAGTTCCTAACACCAACTGGCGTAATGATATAGCAGATCAAGAAGTTCTTATGCTAGGCACTGAGGCTACTTTTTACTCAGATTCGGGAGTAACAACTGCCCTTATAAACAATGCGTATATAAATAATAGTGATACGTTTGTGAACATATCAACAAGAGGAGCTTCTCAGTATTTTCAATATCAAGGGGCGCATAAGTGGTATACCGCAGCTTCTGCTAGTGGAGGGTCAAATATAAACACTGAAATGACCACTCCAAAGATGACACTGGATATAAGTGGTGACTTGCATATTGGCACTGATTCTGCTGGTTCATATCCAAAAACAGGTCACAGTATTCGGGGCGGTGATAGTGCAGTCTTTTCCCGCACAGGTTCAACTGGCGAAACTATGCAAGTCCGTAGAGATAACTCTAATGGAGAGCAACTACGTTTCTACAGAGGTGCAAGTACTATAAACGGTGTAATAGGCGATGGTGGTGGTGCTCTTTATATTCGAGGTAACACCAACGGCATAATGTTTAATGGTTCTAGTATTGAACCTGTCGGCAGCTCTTCTACTGGCAGTCGTGTTTCAGATACAGTTGATATAGGGGCATCTAGTTTCCGTTTCAAAGACCTCTACCTCTCTGGCGGCATTCAGTTCGACAGTCGTTCTAATAAGCTGGATGACTATGAGGAGGGGTCTTGGTCTCCAGAAATACAATATCAAAACGGTACTGATGATGGTAATGCTACAGACACTACACAAACAGGTACTTATACAAAGGTTGGTAATCTTATATTTGTTGAGTTTAGATTGATATGGTCACTGACAGGTAGTCCTGCAACAGACAATATTTTGATCGACAATCTGCCGTTTTCTATTTCAAGCACTAACAGTGATACATATTCTATAAACGGCATAGTAAGAGCAGTTAATACTTCAAATAATACTTTGTATTATCTCAATAGAAATGTAGCTGGAAGTGATAGTATAATTGTTACCAACAACAATGGTGATGGAAACCAAGGTGCAATTATTGGTGCTAATGGTGCCAATGAATTTAGAGGTTCATTTATTTATTTAGGAAATACTTAACCCACTGCATAGCACTGGGTCGGACAGTCCACTAGCCAAAGGAGGTAAACATGGCACAAGGCGATATAGCAAAAGAAATAGAATATGATAAAATTGAAGTAGTTTCTACTTGGACTATCCAAGTTCGTAAAGCTACTAAGATTATGGAAGAAGGGGCTGGTGGTGCAAAAACAGAACTCAGTCGTAGTTTTCATCGTCATGTTCTACAACCATTTAACTCAGTAAAAAATGATGATGATAGCTGGACACATACAGCCACAGATATTTCTGGTGAAGATGCAAGTGTTCAAGCCATAGCTAATGCAGCATGGACAGATGATGTTAAAGCTGCATACAAAGCTATGCGTGAAGCACAGGAGGCTTAAACAATGGCTGTTACATATACTTGGACTATTCCAACAGTAGAACGTAACTTAGCAGACGGTGGTGTGACAGTAGCACACTGGCGTTGCAAAGGAGTAGAAGGTGACAATAGTGCATCTTCTTATGGTACAGCAGGTTTTACACCTGATGCATCAGCAGATGGCTTTGTAGCCTATGACAGCTTAACTGAAGCAAATGTACTTGCTTGGGTATGGGGTCAAAGTGAAACATGGAAATCTGATGTAGAGAATTCTATTGCAACTAAGATTAATGCAGTAGCTAACCCAACCACAGGTGCAGGAGTGCCTTGGTAATTTTGTCAACTTAAAAGGAGATCACGATGGCTGAGAAACAAACAAAAACCATTTCGATCAACGGAACTGACTACACTGAAGACCAATTAACAGATCAGCAAAAGGTTATGATTAACCACGTTGCTGACTTGGACCGGAAAATGGGTTCGGCGCAGTTTAACCTCGACCAACTGCAAGTCGGCAAGCAAGCCTTTATGGACATGCTGACAAAGTCTTTGGAAGCTGATACAACGGACGTAGCCGCCGAATAAGATGCTGGGAGTACCGAATGCCACTGACCAAACTCCAGTTCCGACCAGGAATTAACCGTGAAACTACGTCGTACTCTAATGAGGGCGGGTGGTTTGATATGGATAAGGTTAGGTTTCGGTTTGGCTTTCCAGAAAAAATAGGTGGGTGGGAGCCTAGTTCTTCCACCTACTTTTTAGGTACATGCCGTGCATTGCACCCATGGGTCGCGCTCCAAGGTGAGCGGTACTTGGGCGTTGGTACGCACCTAAAGTATTACATAAACGAGGGCGGTGGATATAACGATATTACTCCGATCCGAGTCACTACGTCTGCGGGAGATGTGACGTTTTCTGCTGCGGCGAATACTTTAAATGCGGATGTGGCTATTGATGCCGACGAGATCACATTATCTTCGTCCACAGGTTTCCCAGAATCTGGACGCATAAAAATAAACAACGAAATAATTACTTATGCTGCTATATCAAGCAACGTATTACAGGGTTGTTTACGAGGCCAATCACTCACCACACCAGCAGCGCACAGTTCTGGTGCCGCAGTTTTATGTGCAACAATTACAGTAACAGATGCTGCCCATGGCGCTTTAGAGTCCGACTTTGTAACGTTTTCAGGTGCTGTTACGTTGGGGGACAATATAACAGCCGCCATTTTAAACCAAGAATATCAAATTACGTCTGTTTTAAATGTTAATTCTTACTTAATTGAAGCTCGAGTGGTTTCTACCATCCCTAGTATAACTACCTCATCGGGCTTGGTTCCTACCGTTACAGACCCTGTTACAGAAGTCGTTTCTAGCGGTTTTGTTTTCGCGTCAACAAGTGACAGCGGGAACGGCGGCTCTAGTGTCGTGGGCACATACCAGATCAACACGGGCCTTGACACGACAATTACGGGCGCGGGTTGGGGCGCGGGAACGTGGGGTCGCGGAGCTTGGGACAGTGCTGCAAACTTAACCACATCGGGTCAAACCCTTCGCATTTGGTCGCATGATAACTTTGGTGAGGATCTGCTTATAAACGTGCGCGACGGCGATTTATTTTATTGGGACAAAACCAACGGCACAAGCACAAGAGCCGTGGAACTTGCTTCGTTAACAGGTGCCAACACTACTCCGATCATAGCTAAAAAGGTTCTGGTTTCGGACCGTGATCGGCACATCATCGCGTTTGGTTGCGACAGTGAGCTTAATCCTGGGGTTCAGGATCCGTTGCTCATACGGTTCTCGGACCAAGCTTCTTTAACCGAGTGGAACGCTACGGCGACCAATACGGCTGGGGACTTGCGCCTCGGTTCTGGGTCCGAGATCATTACGGCTGTTGAAACACGACAGCAGGTACTGGTATTTACGGATGTATCGCTGCATGCGATGCAGTTCCTTGGGCCACCATTTACCTTTGGTATCAATACTGTGTCTGAAAACATCACGATTGCTGGTCCGTTGGCGTCTATTGCGGTTGAGGACAACGTGTATTGGATGGGCGCCGAAGAGTTTTATGTCTACGGCGGTGCGGTACAGCGGTTGCCGTGTACTGTTCGGGACTATGTGTTTAGCAACATTAACTCCGATCAGCTTGAAAAAGTTACAGCGGGTACGAACACAGCATTTTCTGAGGTTTGGTGGTTCTATCCATCGGCTTCTAGCACTGAAAACGACAGCTACGTTGTGTACAACTACCAGCAGCAGATCTGGTATTATGGGTCGTTAAACCGTACATGCTGGTTGGATCGGGGTGTAGAGGATCTGCCCGTTGCAGCGGCATCGGATCATGTCTTGTATTATCAGGAGCAGGGTTTTGACGACGGTAGTACAAACCCAGCTAGTGGTATCAGTGCGTACATCGAGAGTAGCCAGATGGATCTAGGCGAGGGGGATCAGTTTGCATTCTTGCGTCGTATGATTCCTGACCTAACATTCCGCGACAGCACCAATCAAACTCCACAGGCCACGATGACGCTCAAGACTCGTAATTTCCCTGGTGGTAATTACTTGCAGACTAACGCAAAGGTCGTGGAGAAAACTGCAACTGTTCCGGTGGAGCAGTTTACTGAGCAAGTGCATGTTCGACTAAGGGGTAGATCGTTTGCCTTTAAGATCGAAACAACGGATGCAGGCACAACGTGGCGGCTGGGTTCACCGAGGGTGGATATACAGCCAGACGGGATGCGTTAATGTCTCGTAACCTTGTCCTTCCTTTCTTTCCTGTTGCTCCGAAAGAGTATGACCAGCAATATCTAGCAGAGATTGTTCGTGCGTTTTCTGTATACTTGGAGCAGATGCAGAACCCGGGGGAGGGGCGCAATACTTTTGCGGTATTTACTAATCTTCAAACAGATGACAGCGGACTGGAGCCGGGGGCTATCTTTAACCATGATGGTTATGTTAGAGTGCCCTTAGCTTATTCTCCGTATGTTCGTGGTTCACAAGCTACGGGCTCTGTCGGAACAGTAACGGTGACAACATGAGTGTAATTATAATGCCAGACGGCTCCCGCTGGAAACCTTCAACAAGTTCTGATACAGTCCATTGTGTGAACTGTACGAACGCGGTTGACACGCCGGAAGAAATTGCAAGCTACCCTGATGGTAATTGTCCCGATTGTGGACAGGCTTGGACAGGCGCAGAGAAACGCAGCACGATGATTACTGTGACCGCGCCTGAAGCTATCAAAGGGGAAGCGTAATGAGTTTAGGATCTATATTAGGTGGCATAGCGGGGTTATTAATTCCCGGCGGTGGAGCGGTAGCCTCGGCCATTGGATCCGGCTTGGGCGGTTTAATCATTGATAAGAAGAAACCTAAAGACGCTATTAAAGACGCTTTGATTGCTGGAGTTGGAGCCAAGGTCTTTGGTCCTGCGATACAAGGCTCTGGAATTGGAAGCGCAATTACCGGAGGGTTTGGATCTCTTGGTTTAGGTACGCAGGCTGGTTTGCAACAGATGGCAACTCAACAAGCAGCGGCTCAAGCAATACAAGGCACAACGCAAGCTAACCTCTTAGCTCAAGGCTCACAGAAGGTTGCTGAAAAAGGTATTATGGACAAGGTTCTCGGAGGTAATCCGATGATGCTTTATACGGGGCTCACGGCCCTTGGTGCGGTTGAGGAGCTTACGAAACCAAAGAGCGGTTTAAATCAAGAGTTGTATGTCGATAGATATACTGGAAGACGCTTTAGCACTCCAGAGGCCCGAGACGAATACGAAGAAATGTTTAGGCGCAAGCATCAATTTGAATACCCTGATGGCTTGCCTCCGCGTTCTGATGGTTTTGCCCAAGGTGGATACATCGAGGGCCCAGGGACGGGGCGCAGCGATTCTATTCCGGCTACGATATACCAAGATGGACAGCCTGTGCAGGACGCCGCGTTGTCTGATGGTGAATTTGTAATGACAGAACGCGCAGTTAAAGGCGCAGGAAACGGTAATCGAGAGCAGGGCGCGGCTAAAATGTACGCCATGATGCGAGATTTTGAGCGAGGTGCAGCATAATGGCCGAAGGTAGTACACAAACAAGCATTCAGGATATTCCTGATTGGATGAAAAACTATATGTCTACGGCGGATCCCAACTATACTGGGATTCTCGACGAGGCAATGCGTCAGTACCAAGCTCGTTCGGGACAATTAACCGACCAACAACTTGCTGACCTTCAAATGCCTAACCGACAGGTTGCAGGCAGAACTCCTCTTCAAACACAAGCAACGCAATTAGCGCAATCTGGGGTTGGTTCGTACTTGCCAATGCTACAAGCGGGAGCCGGAAGCGTAGGAGCGGGGGTCACGGGCCTTGGTACTGCGTTGCAAACAATGCAGCAGGGGTACAACCCGTTAGCTGCGGCGCAGCAAATGGTAACGGACTCATATACTGGGGCTGTTCCTTATCGTGATTTTGCTGTTGAGCAATTACAAGGTGCAATTCCTGAAGTACAAGCGGCTGCTCAAGCCGGAGTAGATGTTGCTGCGCTAGGCCGTCAAGGCGTAATAGAAGCTGGGCAACGCGGGGAAGCGGCGCTGACAGGGGCTGCTCAACGTGGTGAACTTGCTGCGGCGGGTGGAGTTCGCGGAATAGCCGACGCTTCAAACATGGGCGTACAAGCTGGTCAGGAAACAGCACAGAATATTCTAGGTCAGGTTGGGGCAGGTCAAGCTGCTTTGACTGGATCGGCTTCTGACATCCAAGATATTGGTGCGTTAGCACAACGCGCAGGTATGGGTGCAGGCGCAGACGTAATGAATTTAGGTCGAAAGGCCGAGGGCGTAGGCCTTGGGGCATTGGAACAGTTGCCTGAATACGGGCAGCGCATGGAAAGCCAGGGGCAGCAGACCGCGCAGAACATTTTAAAGGCTGGTAGTGCGGCTGACGAGCTAGGCCAGTTTGGTTTAAGCGCGGCGCAGGCTGGTATATCCGGCCTTCAAGGATCGGCGGCAGAGTTCGATCCGTCAGCTATTGGCGATTACATGAACCCATACGAGCAGTCAGTAATTGACGCCGCTATGGCGGATGTGGCTCGCGCTGGGCAGCAACAACAGAATCAACTTGGTGCAACAGCCGTTGGTGCGGGGGCCTTTGGTGGCTCGCGCCAAGGTATTGAAGGCGCGGAGATTAGTCGAAACGTGTTAGACCAGCAGGCTAAGACTGCTGCGGGAATGCGTCAGGCTGGATATGAGAGCGCGTCTCAACGAGCTCAAGCTGCATACGAAGCGGCCAAAGGTCGTCAGCAATCAGCAGCAGGTCTTATGGGTCAACTTGGTCAGGCGGGTGCGGGCACAGGGTTGCAAGCTACGCAAACGGGTATGTCGGCAGCAGGTCAAGCCGGACAAGCGGCTATGCAAGGTACACAAGCGGGTGCGAACACCGCGGCACAGGCTACGCAGCTTGGGCTGGCGGGCCTTGGTCAGGCCGCAGCAAACCGTGCCACGAGTGGACAACTTAATCTTGCTGGCACTGGGCAGGGCATGCAGGCGGCGGGTCAAGCCGGAGCCATGGGTGCGCAATCCGCGCAGATGGGTATGGGCGCGGCACAGCAAGCGGGTCAGGCTCAGATGCAAGGAGCGCAGATGGGCATGCAGGGTGCACAATCAGCGGGTCAAATGGGACTGGCAGGGGCGCAAACGGCTGGTCAAATGGGCGCACAAGGAGCGCAGATGGGTATGCAATCAGCACAACAAGGTGCTGGACTTGGCATGCAGGGCGCACAGATGGGCATGCAAGGCGCAGGTCAGGCGGCAGGTTTGGGTGCTCAAGTTGGTCAGATGGGTCAGCAGTACGGTCAAATGGGACTGGCGGGCGCAGGTCAGATGGGCGCGATTGCTGGTCAGTACGGACAGTTGGGATCGGGTATTGCGGGTGTTGGTCAGGGTCTAGGATCCTTGGGCATGCAGCAAGCGCAACTTGGCGAGGCGCAACAGGGTCTGAACCTAAACGATATGAACACTTTGATGAACATCGGTGGTCAGGAGCAGCAGCAACAGCAGGCAATTCTGGACGCGCAGTTCGCAAACCAGTATCAACAGTATCAACAGCCGATGCAGGAGCTTGGTTTCTACTCAGATATTTACCAAGGGATGCCGATTGGTCAGTCAAGTTTCACGCAGGCTTCTACGCCGAGCCCAAGTTTCATGTCACAGGCTGGCGGGTTAGCCACCGGACTTTACGGTATGTACCGCGCAGGACAGTAAGGAGTTACTATGAACGTAAACGACAGAAAGCTCTTTTCGAATCGAGGCGCAAGAAACCGTTTGTCCCAGATGAGCGGTATCATGACTTCGTCCGAGCCGTTAATGAATGAGGTACAGAAGTTTGAGCGTGGTGGCGGAGTAAACTTTGCGGGTATTGCTTCTGGGCAACTGTCGGACACGGACAATGTGGCAGAGGTTTCTGCATTGATTCAACGCTTCATTACAAACACTGATCCAAACTTTAAAGAGCAGATATTCGGTGATGCCCGAGCGGACATTACGTTGGAGATGGCGCAAGACAAGATCATAGAGATTTTGACGCAACGTGGGTATGGAGCAAGCGAAGCTTCTGATCTTGTGTCTGCCGCTTCGTCTCGATTGTTAGATCCTAATCTTGAAAGTTCCTTTAGACCGTTAGGAGAATCTCCTAACTACAAATTAAATCGTCCAGAGAGTTATATTAATAGAAATTACCCTGAGCTTGGCGGGGACCGGACGTTCAGAGATCCAAGTCAGCAGACTGCCGCGATTCCTGTTTCGTTGCCCACGGCGGAGTTAATGCCCAGCAATGTGAACCCAGAGGCCGCTCAAGGTGTAGCTTCTTTAATGCAGCCTCCTGTTTCTAGTGGACCTAACGTGGAGCAAACACTTACGTCGGGGCCTTCGGTTGAGTCGCAACGCCCTGTGTTGGCGGGTGTGCCGACGGGTTCAGAAGATTTGATGGTGGGTACATCGGACTTAACCAGCCCTATATTGCCGCCTTCTTCACCTCCTGAAAGCAACGACTCTGGAGAAGTTGAACAAGAATACATTATTAACATCCCAGGGTTTTCAGAACCTGGCGAATATTTGCGCGTTAAAGCAAGTACATTAATGAAGTTAAACGATGCGATTCCAGATCTTATGGGTCAACGAGACGCATTGGTGGAAGAGGCTCAACTCATAGAAGATAGCGTTAGAACTAGGCCAGGAGACGCTGTTGTTGGGACTCGTCTTAATAGGTTGTTTGAGCCGAGTGCCCCAGAAGCCGTAGCGTCTCAAGACTCTGTGATGTTTCCTGGAGAGTTGTCTAAGGCTTTTGTTCCTCAACAGGATGTACAGACAGAAGGGTTTATTCCACCTACTATCGGCGCAACGGAACTCAATACTCCGGCTGTTCGCAACGCCATGGCGCAACCTCCGAGTGCGGGCTTGGCAACAGAGCTTATGTTGGCGGCGCAACAAGGACCCGCTCCGGATCCAAACGATGAGATATTGGCTCAAGCTCGGGCGCTTTTGTCTGATGAAGCTAATGCTCGTATTGACAGCGGAGACACACAAGCAATTATAGCCAATGCTCTGGGCCCAGATTCCCCATTATTGGAAGCAAATCAACTTGCTTCCGAAGAACTAGCCGCAGCTGCGGAGAACGAAGGTTTTGTTCCAGTGACCTTAAATCAGGGCACGATGGGTATGTCTGTCTTTGACTACAACCCAGAAACAGGGGCCATCCGCCCACGCGGAGGCAATGCGGAGATCATGCTAGGAGGCGGATCAAAAGCAGAAGCTAACGTGCAGAAGATGGTTATAGATCAGTACAACTTCGACACGAACGTACAGCCTCAAATGGAAGCTGAACGCGTTGCCGAGGATGCGCAGCAAAGGTTTGAAGCAACAGGATCTGGAGAATTTTTAGATCTAGCAGCGAAGGCTGCGAGAGACGCTCGTGAAATTGCGGCCAAAGAACCCGAGGCTCCACCCTCTGCGGTGGATCAAGTTCTTAGTAGGACTAAACCATTTAAAGATGTGCCCTATGCACTGGATGAGATTGAGGCGCAACAACTTCAAAAGGCGGAAGCCGCAGCAAAACCCGCGGTTGTGGAAACGGAAGTCGAACCCGAAGCCGCAGCGAAACCCGCGGTTGTGGAAGTCGAAACGGAGGACGCAGATGATGAACAAGCGACTCCTGACTTAACCCCAGAGCAACGAAGAGAAGCGGCGGAGAATGCGGGTAGATCTGGGCCCTCGAACCTTGAACCTATTGTAGAGATTGCTAACGATCCAGATCTAACCCCAGAGGAAAAATCAGATAAAACGTCCAATCAAATCTTTACTGGGCTCACGGGCCAAGAAGTTAACTTGTCTCCCAAAGAATCGGTCAAGGCGTATGAGAAAATGTTTAGCGAAATGCTAGGCATGAAAGACAAAGACGCTGAGAAGGAAATGTGGCACAACATGGCAATGATTGGATTTGCTATAGCCTCGGGCGAAAGCCCTAATGCTCTGTCCAACATAGCCAACGGGTTGCTTGCGGGCACGAAGATGATGAAGCAGGATCGAGCATCCGAGCAAGCGCGTAAAGATAAAATTAACATGTTGGCATTGTCCGAGGCCAACGAGGATCGCAGACTAGAGGCGAGACTTCGGAACGCTCGAACGGTTGCAAGTATGCGGGCAACAGGGGACGCAGTCGGAATGCGAGATTTTAAATCCCCTATTGATGCAATTCAGGCCGCAGAAACTCAAGTAGCCAAAGAAATTGAGAATGCTACATTGGTGCTTAAACCGGGAGAGACGGTTCAAAGTGTAGCTATAAGCCGGGTAACTCCTATTTATGAGGCTATGGGCGTTGACATGAGCAACTTTTCGTCTTTGGCTGGGGGCGGCACTCGACAATTAACAATGCAAGAAACGGAAGCAGCGGCGAAAGCGGCAGGGAAATCAGAGTTTGTATTTGGAGGACAACGGTATCCCGTTCGTTAGTAGAGAGGAAAAACAATGGCCGAAGAATACATTCCTCCGGAACCGCTAGGACCAGTAAACGAATACATTCCTCCGGAACCTTTAGGACCTATAGACGAAGAGTCGGATCAAACGGTCATCGGGTCGATAGCCCGTGGCGCTGGTGCGGGTATCGTAAACATCGGTCAAGGTTTGACAGAACTTGGAGCGGCGGGTCTAGCGTCTGCTGATCTAATAGAAGACGGGGCCCAACAGAAAGTCACCGAAACCTTTGAGGGCGTGAAGGACAGTCTGGGCCTAGTGCCAGAACGCTCCGCAGGTAAATTCGCAGAAGTTATTACGACATACGCAACCCCTGGGTTAGGGGTGTTTAGTCTTGTTTCCAAAGCGGACAAGGCCCGTAAAGCTTTGCAATCAGGGACCGCGATTCCCGCTGCTCGAACATGGTTCGGTAAGGCCGCGCAATCGTTTGGAAGAACTGCACCCAAAGCTTTGACCCAAACAAGAGCGGGTCGCGCTGCTCTGACCACGGCGGGGACAGGCATAGCAGATGTGTTGGTGTCTCCTAGCACCATGACCACCTTGGCAGATAGCTGGGACGCTATGCCAGATCTTATGAGAACAGAAGATGAGTTCGGTCTAACGGGTAAGGAGCTCGCAGCGGTACGGCTGAGAAACAAGTTCCGGCTTGGTATAGAAGGCGCGGGCTTTAACCTTGCTGGGGAAGTTGTGCTGCCTGTAGCGGGGGCCGTGATTCAAGGCATTGGCCGCACAGAATTATCTGGCGTTCCGACTTTGGCTCGTGGCCTGTCGGCTGGAATGAATTACTTAGGGGATAAAGCAAAAGGTTTGTTTCCTAAATCTGCGGACTTTTTAAAGAAGAACTTTACCGCGGATGGGCTGGCACCCAACGAAATAACCACCGCTGTTCGTACCGCGGAAGGCATGACCGAGGCTCAAGAAGCAGCGGCATCTAAACTTTTACGCGAGTATGAGTCTGCAATCAGCAAAGCTATTCGCCTGCAACGTCTTACAGGTCGGGGCAAGTCCGCCACGCAACGAGCGTACAACGACACGATGGACTTTCTCACAGGCAACATGAGTAAGGATGACTTTACTAAGGTTTATGGTGCCAAGGCCCGGACTGCTGTGGATAACATGCGCAGTAAGATCGATGATCTAAGCGTAGAGTTTGAAACCTCTGTTCGCTCTGCTCCAAACCTTGATCCTGCCCGACAGGATGAACTCTTACAGCAGTTCCAGAACAATCAGGGGACATACATCCGACGGCTGTACGAGCTACACTTGGACCCAAAGAAGTTTCAAGACGTAAACCCAGCGTCCATGCCTCAGTACAAAGAGGCCAAGCAACAAATTATAAATGTCATCCAAACTCGGACCCCGACCATTGATACTCAGACCGCGGACCAACAAGCCACGCAGTTTATCAACGACATATTTAACAAGTCTTCAGTCAACTCCTTTGGTTTGACGCCGGAGGCGGCAGCTAGACAGGCTGGTTCTGGGGTGGCGAAAGGCGCGAAGGAAGTGGTAGGGCGCACCTCGCTGTTTAAGTTGGCAGACGGAATGTTAAAAGATCGTTCGGCGTTCTTGGAACAGGCTCCTGTGCTGCGGGAAATGATGGGAGAGGTTCGTAATCCAAAGGAGGCGTTCCTACGCACAGTGGACAACATGTCTACTACGATGGCCTCGCAAAGATTGTTTGACTCGATCAGCAACACCGCACAGTCTGCCTCGACCCCAGGGCAAGTTCAGTTCTTTGACGAGGCCGTTCAAAAGATGAACGCAGGCGGTCGGCCCTTTGCCATCAACGGAAACAACCTGACTGATGATCAGGTCAAAGTTCTTACGGAAGAGTTAAACTATACCAAGATGGGGGAGGCTGACGAAAAGAACGTGTTCGGTGGCAAGTATGGATCTTTGTCTGGCAACTACGTTCCGACCGAGATTGCTAATAGTTTGACTACACCAAGTCGATCACAGTCTTTTGTGCAGGATGCCCTTGCTGTATCCTTGCAACTCAAAGGTCTGTCCCAGATGACGAAGACGGTTCTTAATCCGTTGTCACAGGTTCGTAACTTCTTGTCGAACACCTTTGTTGTGGGGGCAAACGGATTGCTTGGCCGCAACATGGGCATCTTTGAGAGCGGACAAGTGCTGGTAGCTAACGCGGTGGACAGCCCAGAACAGTTCCGGTTGCTCAAGGCTATGCAAGACGAAGGCGCCATCGGTCAGAACATCCAACTCAACGAACTTAAAAAGTTGATGCAGGAGCAGACCGAAGAAGGTGTATCCTCTCTTCTTACTAAAGGCGGCAGTTTAGTTCGCAAGACCCCTGTCATCGGCACTGGGGTAAAGTTTATGGAAAAAACTTACCAGTTAGGTGACGACTACTGGAAGGTGGTGGGTGCTCTTGGCGAGAAAGCTCGGTACGGCGCAGCAATGCGTAAGGCTGGTATTGATATAGACGATCTGACCGCAAAGCCTGTTTCGGGGAACGAAACCCCTGAAGAACTAGCAATTATTATGGCGGAAAATGCACAGAAAGCAGCGTTTAAGGACGCAATGACCAAAGCAGGGTTGGCGCAACGAACATCATCTATCGCAGACACAGACTTTGGCAACATGCTGGCAACAGACTTGGTCAAGCAGACCATGCCTACATATTCTATGGTTCCTGAAGTCATTAAGTCCCTGCGTCGAATCCCTGTTATGGGTAACTTCATGGCGTTCCCTGCGGAGATCATTCGCACATCGGGCAACATTGTAAACCGAGCGGTTAAAGAACTAGGGTTCAAGGCTACCCCTGAAATGATTCAAGCCATGGGTGAACAGCAAGCTAGAGCGTTCGCTCGTCAGGTGCGTGGCATTGGGGCCGAGCGTCTTACGGGTTATATCTCTATGGCTACGGTTGCACCTGTTGCAATGCGGGATGCAGCGCATAACATTTTGGGCATTACCGAAGCAGAAGAGGATCTTCTGGAAAAGAACAAGCCGTTCTGGTCTGTTGGTAACACGATGATGTTTTTGGAGAAACCAGACAAGGACCTGAACGCAGAGGTTGTCGATCTGTCATACATGCTTCCTTATGAGTTTATGCTGGCTCCTGCACGAGCCGCTGCGGAAGTCTACCAACAGAAGGGTGAGATCGGGGCCAACGAGGCAGAGCAAATTGGTTTCGCTGCGCTTGAGGCGTTCAAGAAGTTTTCGGAGCCGTTTGCATCAGAGGCTTTAGCAACGGAACGTCTTATTGATGTTACTATCCGAGACGGTAAAACCCAGACTGGCGCCGAGATCTATGAGCCCGGGGAACTTTGGGGGGACAAACTATCTAAATCCTTGGTCCATGTAGCGGGAGCCTTCATCCCTGGGATCGTGGAGCAGGCTTACACCGTCAAAGGTGGTGAGATTGTTTCTGGCAGATTAAACCGCGCAATCACAGGTGAGCCCGGAAAGACTGGTGATCCATTTACGGTGGCGGAAGAAGCGGGCACAATGCTCACTGGTCTTCGTCCCTTGAAAGTAAACATCGGGAAAAGCTTGGGATTCGATGCTGGTGCATACACTGCGGACAGGTCCAGTGCGGTTCAGATCTTTACAAAGGTTGCGGACGACAACGACGCTACAGTAGAAAGCATTCTGGATGCGTATGTTCAAGCAAACACGGCAAAACGTCGGCACCAAGCTGTCTTAAAAAGTAAAATAGATGCTGCAATGGACGCTGGGATGACTCGGGCTCAGATTATTCAAGCATTTAAAGACACCCCAGTGTCTCGAAAAGAACTACGGAATATTCTTAACAACCGATACGACCCAATCAAAGTCAGTCGGTCATTGATTAGAGAAGTCGCCCGAGAGGTGAACGTCAAAAAAGAAAACAGGATTCTTCAACGCGTTCCTACAAAAGAGATAAACGAAGTTCGTAGATCTCTAATGAACACTGAGATAGTCGGGACTCAACAACCTACTTATGTTCCTCCGGAGCCCTTGGGTCCCGTGGTTTCTCAACCCGTGGTCCCACAACCTCAACCTAGTGAAACCTTTGTAGGGCAAGCGACGGATACGATTAGCGGATTAGCGGATCGAGCAACGACTGGCGCAACAAACTTATTGCAGCGAGCTCAGTCTCTGGCTCCGTCAGTCTTGGGCAGTGATCCAGCGGCGCAGGCTGCTAACGAAGAAATCCTACGCCGCCAACAACGTCAGTAAGCTTCGACGGTTACCTTAACACCGTTGCCGCCAAACAACCGTACCAGTTCATCGGCTGAAGACTCTACTTCTTTGAGAATCTCTTCGTCGTCGGTCAAGGCGGCTAGGTTCAGCGCCTCTCCTACGAAGTCCATCAACGCGTGAACCTGTAACGGGTGCATTTGTTTCAGTCCTAGTGTCGGCATGTCATCTTCAATCATTCGATTTCTCCCCAATCATCTTTAATATCTACGTCAATTTTAGAAGGGACCTTGAGCGGTATACCTGTTTCCATGATGTCCTTTATCTTAGCCGTCTGTTCTTGGCTCTCTATGTTAAAGCATAACTCATCATGAACCGTGAGCATAGGAGTAAGTCCCTCGTTGTAACAATCAAGCATCGCCTGTTTTGTTTGGTCGGCTGCTGATCCCTGGATCAAACGGTTGAGCGCCTTGTAAGTAAACGCTCGTTTGATGTCCGATCCGTACTCCTTCTGTGCATCGTCGTGAGACATGGCTTTGCCCACTCCGAACTTCTTAGGCTCCCACAAGGGAAACCTGCACTTACGGCCTAGCAGAGTGCGTATATGACCGTTCTGGTCAGCCCTCTTGGTTGCCATGTCCGCAAGCTGCTTAACAAACGGAACCTTACTGCGGTGCCGCTTGATTAAATCCTTGGCGTCGTCCGAAGCAATGCCTAGCTGATCGGCCAGTTTGGCTACGCCCATGCCGTACATAATCCCCAGGTTCACAGTCTTGGCTTGCTTACGCGTAATTCCTGCAAGGTCCGCCACCATCTGGTGTAGATCAACATCGCCACTGTTGAACTCATCCACCACATCATCCACCACATGACTGCGTAACTCAGATGGAACGCTCGCTGCGAAGTGAACCAAGAGCCTCGGTTCTTGGCTTGAGTAGTCGAACGATCCCCATTTCATCCCCTCTTCTGGAATAAACAATCCGCGGATCATCTTCTTGATGTCCGGATCACGAGCAGGAATCTGCTGTAGATTAGGGTTGGATGACGAAAACCTACCCGTAACCGTGCCGCCCTCATCCCTACGGGTAGAGTGGAGCTCCGTATGAATACGTCCATTATGCTCGTGGCGCAGAATGCTATCAATAAACGTAGCGTCTGCCTTGTCAAACTCACGCAGCTTAACCAGTGATTGGCATATCTCAGCCGGGTGATCGTTCAGAAATGACTTGGTAAAGGACGGCGCACCTTTCTCCGTGGTAAGGTATTCCATACCTAGCTTGTCAAACATCTTCTGGATCGAAGCGGATGCCCAGATGTCCACTTCCATCCCCGCTTCTTTCTCAATCTTAGTTCTCAAGAGTTTCGACTGCTTACGAATCAGCTTCTTGTTTTGCTCTGCCTTGTCCAGATCAACGCGCACACCGTTGGTACGCATGTCCAACATGCAGGGTATCAACCCGTTCTCAATGTCCCAGATGTGCCAGAGTTCTTCTTCCTCTAACCGTGCCTTTAATGCGT